ATAAAGATGCAAGATGCGGACTTTCTTGTGATTATAAACAAGACCTTGAAGATGTAGATAATCTTTTAGAAATGTGTGAAAATAAATTATGGAATTGAGTGTTGTAGATAATGAATATTGCTAAACAACTTTAACAAATAAACTACAAAAGATTATGGGATATACAAAAGAAGATTATATAAATTATAAAGGTAAAGGCGAACATTCTGTTAATGAATTAGAGAAAATTATAGAACAGAGAGAGGAATTGATACACTTAATTAAAACCACCAAACCAGTTAATGTTGATTTAGCTGTTGTTAGCGGTTCGTTATCCTCTTTGCAGGAATGGGCGAAACTGAAAAAAGATAACCAAATTGAAGAAATAATTGTAAGAACTGCATTTGGTAATACTATTGTAGTTGATTTAACTTCTAAAAGTTCTATTGATGAATTTTGTGATTTTAAATGACCGCTAATGATGGATGATAATATGCCAACCTTGAATACGGTGCATGGTTTTGGCATATTTAATATTGTAGGAAGTTAGCCTACGGATTATTAACCGATAAAATAAATGAAATGCTATTAAGCAAAACAGAAAATATAGAAAAATACCCAAATGGGAATATTAAGTATATTGAAACTATTGGGATAATAGCTATGATGTGGATTTCACAATATCCAAATCACAGAGTTTCTCCTGACGGGACATGTTGGGTAAGAGTTGGAGTAAATAAAAAATTCAGACCTGACGGTAAATTACAATGGGAAATAAAATATAATGACCATGGAAGTATAGTTAAGTAGGCTTATTGCCTACAATGACTTTGGCTATGCAACGGCTTTTCGCTGTTGTATAGGTTATATTAGCAAATGAACGGAAATTTAAACTAAATATAACTATGAAAAATATTGATTTATTAGGAAATGAAATTAAAACTGGTGACGTAATGCTAGAACTTGGAAGAGGTGGTGGGTGTTATGAGGGGAAAAAGTACTACTCACTTAAACTTTGGGAAATGCCAGAAATATTTGATGGACACGCATACTGTTACTCAATTGATGGCAGTAAGCATACATTTGCATGGGCGCACGTTGGAAACTCCATAAAAGTAGACATGAGTTTAATGCCTGAAGGTTTTGAATACTCCTTTAAGCATGGAATGAGTGATTTTGATACTAAAATTGAAAGTGGAACTTTACAGGATTTAATTAAAAATTCAAATTGGAAAGATAATGAGATAAAGAAAGAGCAAGTTGAACGATTTGAATTTATGCAAACCTTAAAAATTGAAACGATTGACGACCTTAAAGATAACATTAATGAACTTAAAAAAGGCGGTTATGTACCTAATGAAATAGTATCAAAAGTTTTAGAGTTAGCAGGAGTAAGGCGAACTCCTATCCATAATGGAGAAATAGGAATAGCAGGAATGTATGACCAAATGAACTACCAAGCTATAATAGAAGCAATAAAGTAGTATGTTTGCTAATGAACCAATGTAAGACATTTTGATTTAACGACTTAACCTAAAAAACTTAATAGAATGGAAATAATAAAATTAGATACTGAAAATATATTAGGAAATCCTAACATGAAATATGCCATAGATTTTGGTGGACAAAAACGGTACTTTACCGAAAAAGCTATATTAGAACTACAAGACAAGTTAAATAAATTTGTTTTACATAATATTAGCGAATCGGACTGCAAAAATTGCGGCAAACCAAAGAAACAACATAGTGATGCATCAAATATGTGCTTTAATAATGGCTTTTCATTTTATGAGGCTGTTCGCTAATGTGTTGAGTAAAAAACGTAACGATATGAAAGATAAGATATTTGAAGTGGTTAAGAACCACACAGAAAACGAAGAAACTGCAATGCAACTCACAAATGAGTTATGTGTTTTACTTGGTGTTAGCGGTATTTCTTTAGAACAATTGAAACTACAAAAGGAAGTTTATCGAGAACGAAAAGAAAGTAACGGAAAAGCTACTGCATACGGTGAAGCACACACAGACGAAATTAGAGAGGGTGTTATAGACCATTTAATAGCATTATGCAATTACCGCTAATATATCGCTAAACAATACTTTAAACGTTTTAAAACAACTAATAATCACAGAATCAAGTATTTAAGATTGAAAAATATGTACACAATAAACAATAAAGAATACGCTGGAACAATCAAAAAGATTGCAGAGTCATACGGCGCTCCATACAGGAGGCTTTTAACAGACTTAAAAAAGTATGGCAATTCACACTTTAGGGTGGGTGGTAAGTTGTATTTTGTAAAAAAAATTAATAAATTATAACTATGGGAGTAAAAGGATTAAAAGAAGAAGTCGAAAGGTTAAACGACCTAGTAGATAATTACAGAGATGAAATAAAGAAGTACGAGGGTGACATGGCTTTAATGAAAAAGCTAAAGGGCAATCTTAAGGAGGCTTACAATGACTCTTTAGAAGAGAACTTGTTAAAAGAGAACTTGCTAATGGAAAAAAACATAACTATAAAAGCTTTATCTAAGGCTTTAATTAAACTGGTGTAAATATGGACATTATGCTATTATTAATAATCATTCTACTCTGCTGGTTTATTGGCTGGATAGTTTGGTTATACATAGACGACCAAAAAAAGTTGTAACAATACATAATAATTAAATAATATTGTTATAAGTTTGTTGTATGCGTTTTTTAAGAGACAAAGATTATCTAAAACAAATTCAAGACGACAACTTTCTACAAGTAATTGAAAGTGACCAGTCTATACGTTTAGATATGGAGCTTGCGGCTCAAGCAGAGATCACAAGCTACCTAGCGCAACGATATGACATAGCTAGTATATTCACCAATACGCAATCATTTGAAATTGGCGATACTTACTACGGTAAGAACTTAGTAGAGTACTCAGCAGATGATTACGATGCAGCAGCTACTTACTCGGCAGATGATAGGGTTGTTTATAACGGTGATATTTATAAGTCAATCGCAGGAAACACGGCAGAGGCGTTCGATCCTGCTAAGTGGACGTTTATAGCTGTAGATAAATCATTATTTTATGCTAAAACGCCTGAGCCTGAGTATGTTCATTCAGCTACTTACACCATTGGCGACACAGTTTGGTACAAGGATGCAACATATACGGCGACGGCTGAAACAACTGGTAATTTACCGACAGACTCAAACTTTTGGGATTTTGTTGCTAATTACTCATTTTCAGGAGACTATCCAGATGATACATCAAAATGGACGCAGGGAGATAACAGGAACCAGCAAATAGTATTAATATTTGTGGACATTGTTCTTTTCCATGTTCATAGTAGGATAAACCCGAGAAACATACCTGATTTAAGAAAGCAAAGATATAACGGAGATGACCCAACTGATAGAGGTGGAGCATTAGGATGGTTAAAGAAGGTAGGAGCAGGAGATTTAACAGCAGATTTGCCTAGCATTATACCAGAACAAGGTATTTCTATATCTTATGGTAGTACAGAAGCTAGAACTAACATGCCCGATAACTGGTAAAACATGGCGATAAAAGATATATTCAGCGGAAAAGAAACTTTTAAGAGTATTTTCAATGTAGACAAAAAGCTTCCAGAAGAGGCGGATGTTACAAAGAAGATAAAAGCGCCTAGAGCGTTATACAGAACACGTCAAGATATAGCAACATGGCGTTCAGCTACACTGGCTGCAGAGTCTATTACGCATCCAAATAGAACTCAATTATACAGGTTATACAAAGATGTTGATTTAGATGCACACTTAACAGCTGTGATTGAAACTCGCAAGAATTCAATCATGGGTGCTGATTTTGTTGTTGTTGATAAGGATGGAGTAGAAGATGAAGAAAAGACAGCTTTAATTAATAAGAAATGGTTCAGATCTTTTACAAGTCATGCCTTAGACTCAATATACTGGGGTTACTCTTTAATACAGTTTGGGGATTTGGAAAAAGATGAATTCCAAGATGCTGAATTAGTTCCAAGACAATACGTAAAACAAGAGTTAGAATTAATCGTAGATAACTTAGCGGAAAATACAGGAACGCCATACACCGAAGAGCCTTATACTGACTGGGTGATAGGAGTAGGAGAAAAGAGGGATTTAGGACTATTCTTAAAAGCTGCACCGCATGTTCTTTGGAAAAAAGGGGCAATGGGATCGAGTGCTGACTACTTAGAATTATACGGCACTCCAATACGTGTTTTAAAAACAAACGTGAGAGACAATACCACCCGAACGAATGGGGAGAGTATGATGAAAGAGATGGGTAGCAATGCATGGGCTGTTATAGATAAGAATGACGAAATAGAGTTATTGAATGGTCAGGCTAGTGGAGGAAATGAAGAGATGTTTGACACGCCAATTAAAAGAGCTAATTCTGAGCTATCTAAGTTAATACTAGGACAAACAGGTACAACAGATGAAAAAAGCTTTAGTGGTTCTGCAAATGTACATGAGAGAGTATTAGAACAAGTGATTGAATCAGATACTTCATTTATAGAAGATGTTTATTCAGATAAATTAGTACCTTTACTGAATGTTCACGGATTGGGATTTGAAGATAAAAAGATTATCATTAGAAATGATGATAAGATTGAGATAGAGGATAAAGCAGAGATTGATTTGAAGTTGATGGAGCATTATGATATTGATCCAGAATACATTGAAAAAGAGTATGGTACGCCGGTAGAAGAAAAACAACCAGAAACTGGAAGTGCGGCAGATATACAAAACAGAATAGATAAATTATATGGAGACTCTAAGTCATAGTTGTAATTTTTGTGTTACGAATGTTGATGAGCAGTTAGATATATTTGATGAGAATGAAATAGAAACGTTATTAAGAAAAACATACACAGGCGAGGTTAATAGTTTTGCATTAGATTTTGCATATTACATTAAAGTAGCAAAGAAGTTAACGGATGGTATGTATAACGGTTTTGGGAGTGATTTAGTAAAGGCTGATTTTTTAACGCCTGATTACAATATGTTGAAAGCGCTTAGGGAAAATGTTTATACATTCTCTGCAGCTAAAAACTTTCAACAAACAAAGTTAATGAGTTCTTTAATTATTGAAGGTGATAATGTACTAACATATCCAGACTTTAAAAAGAAAGCTGAGAAAGTGTTTACTACATTTAATAGGCAGCATTTAACAGCTGAGTATAATTCTGCAATATCACAAGGTAGGATGGCTAGTAGGTGGATAGACATAAAAGACGAAGAGCCAATACTAGGAAAGCTTGAGTATGATACTGTAGGAGATGCAAGAGTTAGACCTGAACACGCCTTGTTAGATGGGATAGTTAGACCTGTAGGAGATACTTTTTGGAGTACGTTTTATCCGCCCAATGGTTGGAATTGTCGATGTGATGTTATTCAGTTAGATGATAAGCCAATAACAAGCTTAAAAACTAGACAGCGACCAGACGAAAAGGATGTACCGAAAGAGTTTAGGTTTAATGTAGGTAAAACTAAAAGAGTTTATAGTGCGGAACACCCATATTATAAGGTGCAAGCGAATGAGGCTGAATTTAAGAAAACTAACTTTGGATTACCACTACCATGAATGATGCAATGAAAATAGCGTTAATGGACATGGAAAGCGAAGGTTTTGATGTAGATTTATTTGATTATGGCGAACGAAGCAAGAAAAATACTAAAACAACAAAAAAAGCTACAAAGGGAGTTGAAGAAGTTTATAACCGTAATGGGAAACGACGCGGTAAGGCATTTTAAAAAGAGTTTTAGAAATGGAGGCTTTACAGATGCGACGCTTGTAAGGTGGAAGAAAAGGGAGAAAAAAGAAAAAGGCAAACACAGGGCTGTACTGGTAAAAACTGGAGCTTTAAGAAGGTCTATAAGAGTAGTAAAAAAGAGTTTTAATAGTGTAACGATAGGAAGTAGAACGGCGGGGGATTACGGAGAAGTGCATAATGAAGGGTATAGGGGAGTTCAGTATGTAAAGCCTCACAAAAGGCAAAGAGTTGTAAGAAGTAGAGTTAGAGGATCTGGGGGGTTTGCTGGAGGGGTTTTTACTAAAGGGAAAGCAACAACAGTAGAGTTGTTGGGAAGTAGAGGGAATGTTAAAGGGTTTACTAGAAGGGTTAATATACCTAAAAGGCAGTTTATAGGTCATAGTTTTATATTAAAGCAGAAATTAAGAAGAAAATTAAACACAAGAATAGTAGTAGCGTTCAATGTCTAAAAAAGAATTATACACAGATATAAAAACAACACTTGAAGAGTTAAAAACTACAAGTGTGTTAAAGCATGTGGCGTTGTGGAATAATCAACCAGAGCGTGAGAATGTAGAGAATGCATTTTTGTACCCTGCGGTTTTTATTGAGTTCGTCCCGTCCGATTATAGCGATTTATCGAATGGTGTTCAGCAAGTATTTTTAACTGTTCGTTTACATGTTTGTTTTGAGAGTTATAAGGATGAAGATATTGATGTGTTAGATTTAGCAGATAAGGTATTTCAAAAAATGCACACTAAACAGTTTGGGTATTATGGTAAACTGTTAAGAAGAAATGAGGAGCAGAATTTCGATCATAGTAATGTTCAAGATTACATGATTGACTTTGCAACAATGGGTAATGATTACGGAGGTGATAGTAGACCTTCACTAGAACATACAGCAACACAAGATTTAACTGTAACGATAGCATGAGCGTAACAATAACAAATTTTGACAACTCTGTAGAGTTTAAGATTGATGAGAAAGTAAGGCTTGTCGATAAAACTAATATGTATATCCATTGGGGAGATGAGAGTGACTATATTTCAGTTCACAACACTATCGACCCAGTCCACAGTATAAATATAATAGATATTGATTATAAAGAAGTTGTTCCAGCTATTGCAAGTGCGCAAGATTTATACGATTTATTAGAAGGGTATAAAAATGAACCAGTATCAATTACCGTAGACACTTCGGGATTAGCAACAGAGGCTACACTAGAAGCTATAAGGGTTTTAACCGTTTCTTTGGATGGTAAAGATTATTCAACAGAAACAACACTAGCGGCATTAAAGCTGGTAGCTGACAGTATAAAAACAAATACGGACGCATTAGACGTTGACTTGAGTACTAGGGCAAGCGAAACAACACTAGCCGCGACAAACGTATTATTAACCGCATTAAACGCTAAGGATTTTTCAACAGAAACTACATTGTTAGCCGTTGAGGGTGTACTTAACTTGTTAGAAGCTAAAGACTTTGCTACGGAAACAACATTAGCAGCAATAAAAGCACAAACAGACTTATTAAGCTTTACAGGTGCTAAACTAAGAACAACAGGGGAGGATGCAGCAGGAGGAGGAGCTTCAACATTTGGAGATACTGGAGGTTATTTAGCTCTTACTCCAGACGGGACAAACCAGCAGGTATTAGCGGCGGACACAGACTTTAAAGAGGTTATATTATACCATGAGAATAAAAAAACAGCATGGATAAAACTTGGTGGAGGATCTGCAGTTGTAGGGGAAGGGTTCCCGATAAAGAAAAAACAGCCTTGGATATTAGATAAATGCAGGGATGAGATAAGAATAATATTTGAGAGTGGATTTGATAGTAATGATTTACAAATTAGCACAGTGACATTATGAGTTATACTTTTATAGATGATTCTTTTAATCACTTGTTCGAGATAGGACTTGGAGGAGGTTTGTCTTTACAGCCTAGATCAGCATTTGATGAAATACCTCAAGATGGGATGTTTACGGTAGATGAGTTAGGGGATTTATCGCCAGTAGTAGACCCGTCAATAATAGATGATCCATACTTTGATAATGATGGAGGAGATATAATAATTAAAACACTAATATAAATGGCAACACCAAATATAAAGCCAAACGGAGACAATGAAGGGCAAATAGGAATACTTGGGAGACTTTGGCAATGGATAAGGGCAACTAATATTTACGTAACGGGAGACATAACCGACGGAACCAACACAATAACTGTGGCGGAAATGACTAGCTCCTCGGGCGGTGGGTTTACCAATGTGATAACACCTCCAACACTAACAAGCACAGTAGACAATTACAACCCTACAGGATTTGATACTTCTGATATGGTTCGGCAAGATATTAACGCGAATAACAGGCAAATTTCAGGACTAAAAGCACCAAGTCCAGCAGAATACATTATAAAAAGAATAAACAATCTTCATCCGAGTAATGATTTAAGGTTTTTACACGAAGACGGAGGAAGCGACCCAGAAAACAGAATTTTATTAAGAGACGGCGCAAACAAAGCAATTAAACCAAACGAAACGGCCGAATTTTATTATGATGTAGTACAAAGTCGATGGAAACCTTTAAACAGAATAGGATAATGAGCAAACTTTGGATAGAAAATAACGGAACAGCAGCATACTATCAAGAAATAGCGCCTGCGGTGTCTTATACAGATAAAAGCAACGATGTAGAAGCTTGGAATTTGTTTGGCGAGTCCACCGTTGGATATAAATTAACAAGGGATAAGATAAAAGCTCTTGTTATAATAGCGACAAACCCAAATTATCCAACTTTAGATTTTTCGGGTTGGGCAGCATATTCTTATAAAAGTATTGCTGCGAAGTGGGTTGTAGCTCCATACGCTTTAAGGGTTACAGTTCATACTGACAATATAGATTCTGATATTTGGGATGTATTAGTTGAGAAAACAAAAAGTGGAAGGGCAGGCGTTGTTGAGTTAATGAGAAAGAGGGTTTCTGACGAACTAAGAAAAGAAACCTTAACCAAATATGATACCGATGATTTTTGGGATGCAACTCATATTATATTTAATGAATATATTGATGCAAATGGTGCCAAGTTTAAAGATTGGCTTTCAAATACAGAAGGTTCTGATTACGAAAACAATGGATTTGCTCAAAAAGAATATTTCACAGAAGAGTTAAGAGATGATTTGTTAAACATTTATAAAGGGTAACAACATGGGAATATTATTAGTAATATTAGCAAGGGTTTTACAATGGTTGTTTGCGCCTTTATTTGTAATTTATGCAATAGTTAAATTAAGAAACTTTAAAAAGGTGAGTGATTATTTTCACAATATAGCTTTCGGAAGAGATCAATTAGGTAATACAATGGGTGGTCCTTTAATGAATAACCTATTATTAAAAAATAAGTCTAAAGCTCCTAAATTGTACGGAAATGTTGATGAAACAATATCTCATATAACAGGGGTTAATTTTTTAGCAGGAAATACAACATGGCTAGGGAACTTTGTAGCTAAAGTTTTAAATAAAGTAGATAAAAATCACGTACAAAACGCAGCAGCAACAGAACAAGATAACAC